AATCGGTGAATTCTCTTATGGATTTGCGGGTCAGCGTTTTAGCGGCGGTGGCACTACACAAATACTCTGGCCGGGTCTTGAATTTGGATCTAATCGTTTTAAGCAATTCCCAAGACGCACTCCAAACCGAGGACGGGGCAATTCGGGATATTTCATCTATCCAACCCTTCGCCAAATTCAGCCTGAATTAGTGAGACAATGGGAAGATGCGTTTAGCAAAATCCTTAAGGAGTGGGATTAATGGCCGGTAGTAGAACCCTTAAACTTTCAATCCTTGCCGATGTTGATGACCTCAAAAAGAAGTTAGACACCGGCTCAAAAGAGGTTGAAGGCTTTGGCGGTAAATTAGAAAAGTTTGGAAAGGTTGCCGCAGCCGCTTTTGCAGCCGCCGCAGCCGCAGCTGCCGCATATGCAGTTAAATTAGCGGTCGATGGCGTTAAAGCCGCAATCGAAGATGAAGCCGCACAATTGCGTTTGGCTAACGCGCTTCGCAATGTTACAAATGCAACAGATGAACAAATCGCATCAGTTGAGAAACAAATATCTCAAATGTCTTTGGCTTTCGGAATTGCTGATGATGCACTTCGCCCAGCGTTTCAAAGGTTAGCCACAGCAACTGGAGATCTTACAAAGGCACAAGACGGATTAGAACTTGCGCTTGATATTAGTGCTGCAACTGGGAAATCAGTTGAAGCGGTATCTAATGCACTCGGCAAAGCCTATGAAGGCAATACCAGCGCACTAACTCGACTTGGCATTGGCCTATCAGCTGCCGAAGTTAAATCACTTGGCCTAGATGGAACGATGAAAGAGTTGGCTAAGACTTTTGGCGGAGCTGCAAGCGTTCAAGCCAATACACTTGAAGGGCAAATTAATCGATTAAAGATTTTGTTTCAAGAAACTACGGAAAGCGTTGGGCAAGGTTTATTGCCGGCGGTCAAGACATTTTTTGACTATGTAACAAATCGGCTTATTCCAATCCTTATCGATGCAAAAAATAAAGCCCTAGATCCAATTAAACAAGCCTTCGCTGATAACCGCGAAGAAATCCAAGCGCTTTGGAAATTTACAAAAGATTATCTAGTGCCAATATTTGAAAAAGTTTTAGTTCAAGCAATTAAGAATGTTGGAACAACTATCGCTGGAATTGTCAATATCATTGGCGCGGTTACTCGAGGAATTGAAAGCCTTGTCAATAAAGCGATTGATGCAATTAATGTAATGATTCGCGCTTGGAACCGAGTACCAGATTGGATGAAGCCGGGTGGAGATGTCAAAGAATTAGGCGGCGTTGATTTTACGCCAAATTCGGATAGACGCGTTGGCGGTGTTCAATTACCTTTTGGCGGTGGCTCAGTTGTTCCATCTACAACAACAACCGCGACAATTCCAACCATTACAACCGGAACAAGCGTAACTACACCTTCCACAGCGGCCGCAGCAGCAGTCAAAGCCGCTGAATCAGCAACCGGAGAAACAAGAGTGGTCGCGCAAATGCCAACACTTCAAGCCGCAGCGGTAAGTGGCATTGGCGGAATTAGAGGCCCTGGACTTTCACTCGATCCGGATATGGTCGCGCCTCGAGTAACTATCAATGTAAATTCCGCCAGCGTTATTGACCAAAACGGATTCACCGCAGCTGTTGTTGATGCCTTTAATCAAGTCCAAGCTAGAACCGGCGGTGGAGCAAGTCGCCTAGTGGCGCTATGACACTTTGGAATCCGGTCTATCGCATTACAGTTAATGGCACTACTGCCACTTCAGCGACTCTTGCTGGGCTAACTATCACTTCGGGTCGCACCGATATTTATTCACAGCCTATTGCGGGATATTGCAATTTGACGCTTATTGAAACAAATGAATCACAAGTATCTTATGACATTAATGATTCGGTAACAGTAGAAGTCCAAGACTCAACCGGCACTTATGTTAATTTATTTGGTGGATTTATTACAGATGTCACTATTGCAATTCAAACCGCAGGATCCACAGCAACCAGCCAACGAATCAATATAATCGCGGTCGGAGCTCTTGCCCGATTAGCTCGAGCTGTATTTACTGGCAATGTCGCGCATCAATTCGATGGCGACCGAATTTATGATTTATTACAAGGCGTTTTATTTGAGACTTGGGCTGAAGTTCCCGGAGCTCTTACTTGGGCAACTTATGACCCAACCGAACAATGGCAAGATGCCCTGAATACCGGATTGGGCCAAATTGATCGCCCGGGCGATTTTGAATTGCACAGTCAAACTGGCCTTAATTCCACAGTTCTTGCCTTGGCTAGCGGATATGCGACAAGTGGCCTTGGATATTTATTTGAGGACTCGCAGGGCCGAATCGGTTACGCCGATTCAACTCATAGATCTCAATATTTAGCCGCTAATGGCTATGTTGATTTAGATGGAAATCACGCATATTCGACCGGCTTGCAAATAACCAAGCGAGCTGGAGATATCCGCAATTCCGTAACTATTAGTTATGGTGGCACTAGCTCATCAACAGTAAGCGATTCTGATCCCGCTTCAATAACCCTTTATGGCGAATTAGCCAGCAGCATTACGACCACCCTTCGACACCAAGCCGATGCCCAGGCTCAAGCCGACTTCTATCTACTTATCCGCGCCTATCCTCAATTCCTTATGCGGCAAATTGGCTTCCCAGTTCATTCGACCGAAATTGACAATACCGACCGCGATTCCTTGCTTCAAGTTTTTATGGGTATGCCTCTAAACATTGTCAATCTTCCATCCAATATGGTCGGTGGGACTTTCCAAGGTTTTGTAGAAGGCTGGACTTGGACTGCCTCATATAACCGCCTTGACCTTCAAATGACTGTTTCGCCAATAGCATTTAGCTTGCAAGCGATGAAATGGTCGGATGTACCTTTGACAGAGTATTGGAACACCCTATCTACCACTTTAACTTGGTTAGACGCTACAATCGTCGCCTAAAGGAGAACAATGCCAACAACTAGTAATTTCGGGTGGACAACCCCAGCAGACACAGATTTAGTTAAGGATGGCGCAGCTGCAATCCGCACCCTTGGCAACGGAATTGATACCAGTTTTCTTGATTTGAAAGGTGGAACGACTGGCCAAATTCTTAGCAAGAATTCAAACACCGATTTAGATTTCACTTGGATTGCAAATGATCAAGGCGATATAACAGCGGTCACAGCCGGAACGGGAATTACAGGCGGCGGCACAGCTGGAGCGGTAACAATAACAAACGATATGGCAACAACCATTACAGCTGCCGGAGATATTGTTGTTGGAACTGGCAATGCGACTTACGATAATTTACCGATTGGAACGACCGGTCAAGTTTTGACAGCCGATACAACAGTTTCGCCATACAAAGTTAAATGGGCAACTGCGGCAGGTGGCGGAAAACTGTTGCAACTTGTTTCGGCAGTTTATTCAACCGAAACAACTGTCACTTCCACTTCATATACGGACACCGGATTAAGTTTATCAATTACGCCCAGCGCAGCAACCAGCAAAGTTTTAGTTATGGTTTCTCAAGCGACATATTACACAAGGTCTGCTGTCGATACTGGGTTTGGGCTTCAAATTGTTAGAGGTGCTACGAGCATTTTTGACCAAGCAAACGCTCTAGAATATGGAACTGCTTATTTCGAATTATCTGGCAACACATCGGCTAAAGGTTTTGTAACAACCAGCACTTTGGTCTATTTAGATTCGCCAAGCACAACTTCTTCAACGACTTATAAGACACAAGGTAAGGTTGTTTCAGGAACAACTGCTCGTTTCCAAAACGGGAGCACAAAGAGCACAATTACTTTGTTTGAGATTGGAGCATAATGAACTCGGACGAACTTACAAAGGCAATTCATTTCTTAAAGCCAGGCGCAGAATTTTCTTTTCAAGAGGCGGATTACACAACTATAAAATGGGATAAATTAGATGGCGAAGCGCCTAGCATTAAACAGCTGGAAGATGCCTTAATTCAAGTTAACAAAGCTGAGAGGGAAGCGCAGACTGCTAAGGAAAACAGAAAGCGCGAAATTCTTGAGCGTATCGGTTTGACTGAAGAAGAAGCCAAGTTAATTCTTGCCTGATGCCTAAATTATGCAAAGCCGGAATTCAGTTGAGAGAACAACTGGACGATGATTATCCGAATCGCTCAAGAAAATCGGATGGTTGGATAGGCGATGCTAGGCACTCGGCTCGTAAATCGGATCATAACCCTGATGAGAACGGAATCGTTAGGGGTCTCGATATCACGAGCGATTTGGGAGCTCATCCGGAAGAAGCGCACTCGGTAGTCGAAAAGATTCGCAAGTTAGCCAAACAGGGCGACAAGCGAATCAAATACTTAATATTTGATGGCCGGATTGCTTCACCGATATTGAATTGGAAGTGGCGCAAGTATCGCGGAACCAATCCGCACCGCTCTCATTTTCATATTAGCTTTACAACTCTCGGAGATAACAATGGGTCTTGGTTTGACCTAGAAGGAGAACGCAATGTCAAACGATCTAAAAAAGGCAGCCGAAAGCTGGCTAAAGACATTTATAGCAACAGCCCTAGCGACTTATCTAGCGGTGGGATTAGACATCGAAGCAATTGCCAATGCAGCTGTGGTGAGCGTAATTCCATCGATAATCAATTGGCTCAACCCCAACTACGAGAGATACGGCCGCGTTAAGTAATGGAAGCCAACGCAATTGCCGCCTTCGTTGCGTCCGTTTTAGGATCTATCGGTTTACTAATAGCCGGGCTACGCTACATAATAAAACTTGAAAACCTTCCACTAATTTCGAGACTCGATAAGTTAGAATCAACCCTTGAATTAGTTTTACGGGAGAAGGTGGCAAAAGGTGGCAAAGCGCGCCGTTAAGAAGAAGGCTAAGAAACAAGTTAAACGCCGCCGTATTACGCCGAAAGAGCCACCAACCAAACTCGATTACTGGGCTATTGCTTGCCAAGAGATTTACAAGTCTTGCCGCAATGCCGGAATGGATGAGGGCACAGCTCTAGCGTTTGCTATGGATCGAAGCTCTTGGCCGGATTGGGTAATCGATGCCAATGACCCTATAAAGAAGATTGGCTGGGAAGACGGGGAGTCAGACAACTGACCTACTTCCGGGAAGTCGAACTCTTTGAGGCGCTAAAGGCCGAATACCCGGACTTAACGCCTCTTTCAGCGACCGACCGAGCAGATGGCATAACCAGCGATGCCTATATCGAGTTAAAGTGCCGGAGAACCCATTACGACCGTCTTTTGATTGAGCAGCACAAGTGGCAATACTTGGCCGAAATAAGGGCTAGAACGGGCGCTAGGACGCTCTATATCAACGCGACACCTAAAGGTATCTATGAGTTCGACTTAGGGGCTCTAAACGAGCCTGAATGGGTTTTCAAGGTATTACCTACGAAGACCGATTTTGCGGGTAGCGAGCGTATCGAAAAGGCAGTCGGCTTTATTGACATCCGACACTCCCGGTTGTTACTTGTCTAAATAGATTTAGGGGTTTACGCTTCTCGGGTAATTGCATTTAGCAGTTACAGAAACGGGAGCAAATGATAAATAAACCGGCA